GGAATGGTAGCGAAATATTTAGGCTTCATCCAATTCCCATTTTCAAAGAACACCCATACATATGATCCTTGAAGTGGAACAGTCCAGATACCATTACCAGATACAGAACCCATATATAAGCCATATGCTGGTTCTGCCCATGGTAATTCTTTTGTTGGGATACCACGTTTATCTGTTTTATCTTTCAGTTCATCGTGAACCCCCCAAACACGAATACGACAACGACATAACCTTTCAGGATCATGGCGACATTCCACAACACCACGATAAATCCCATAGAACTTATCGGTATTCGTCTCGAAATCATATACACTATTTTTTATTGGCATCTGTATTTCCTCTTCATTAACATATTATATAAACATCATATCAGGCAATCCACCTGTCTCTCCACCCATAGGAACAGCAGCATCATTAACTTTGGCTGCAGGAACCAAACCGGGATCACTTTCATGATAACCATTCTTTATCAAAACCATTTTTTGAAGATATACTGGTTTTGAAAGTGGTGTCCATTGGTGGGTTATTGATTTAACAAGAAATAATCCAACCATATTTGGATCAACTTGTATATCATCATCAGCAGATGGCCATTTTATTTCTATCATACCACCGGCATATCTATCGGAATGACCTTCAAGAGTACATTGAATAGTTTGTTGTAATGCATACCTCTTTATCCAATCCCCATAATAAATATTCTTTAATATCTCTTCATCATCTTCATTAATATTAATATGTGGTTTATATTCACCAAGATCAGTATCATCAGTAATAGCAAATAACGATTTTGAACCAAGACAAGTGAATTTGGTCAATGCTTCTTGGTATGATAGATCAACTTTTATATATTTCTTTCTTTTAATATCCCAACATAATGAATATGCTCCATATAATTTTCTCATATTCTGTTTATCAGGTCTGTTAATAGTATAACTGATAATATTGTTTATATGATATTCATTATGGGATCTTACCATATATAATGAATCGTATGGTGGCATTGACGGTCCCTGTTGTAACAATTTTTCAAGAGTTACAACATTTAATAGATCTGTACCATTATCTTTAGTACATGAATAAAAAAGATATCCCGGAACACCAGTTGCTACACTGGTACATCTACTTGATAACCATTGGGCACATTGAATTGGTGTTTTTAGACCATTATAAAAATATTGTAATGTTTCAGGACAATTTTCAAATTCACCAAGTTCAATTTCTCCTATAGTTTCAAGAATATATCTTGCAATATCCATATAGGTATAACAAGCATCGGAATATGATCTCGTATGTTTCCATGAATGCAATTTCTTGTGATTACTATCAACACCAAATATTTCTACAACATGACGGTTTTTATCTTTATAATTATTGACATTGACTTTTAGGACATTAAATGTAAATTCCTTTGATGAATAACCGGAAAGACCAAGTAATGATTCGTATGATACCACAACTTTTTCGTCACCAACGATAGGTAACATTTCATGTAATGCTTTTGTATCTTTGGTGACAATATGAATAGTCTTACAATAAGAGTATATATCCTCAAATAATCTAACATGATATATATCATTATTATCAAGAACACAATCTTGTTTTCCACCAGTTATAACAACTGAAAATCTATGTTGAACATCAGCTTGAGCCATTATAAATCTCTAATCTTTTTGAAATCTCTGAATATATAATAAAAATAACTTGTTTTTAATACTTTAATCATTTTACCTTCATAGAGTGATTCAAAAGGATTTACAACGTCATTCAATTCACAAAGAACATACCAATAATAACTTGTATTATAATATTCATAACTGATATTATCCCACCATTCTGTATCAAGACAAATATGTTTGTGGTAGAATGCATCATTTTCTTTTACGGCTTTTGGGATTTCAAAATATTTGAATATATTTAACAAATATTGATTTGTTTCCGTAATTTTAAGTATATTATACGCATTCAATCTGGATGAGAATGGTAGTTCATATCCGGTAATGTCTCTATATGTTCTTTCAGATCGTTTTACACTCATATTATAATCCTCTTACACCACCAGGCCCGATTTGAACATTTGCCATTACATCAACAGTCGCGGTAACCTTACCATTTGAATCACCCCAACTTGATTTATACAATGGTCGAATATCAGTAAATGTTAATGTAAGTTCAGCTCTTTTTGGCACACCCATAATATGTGGTGTGTTCCAAGTAATTTGAACATCAGTTAATGCCGCATCATTTATATGAATAAATGGCATTGGTAGTGAATTTACAGTAAATACAGCCGGAAAATCAATTTTATCAACACTCATTCCTTCAATACCGGCACAACTTAATCTGCGAAATTCGTGTATTGGTTCAAGAACATCAACATATGCACCTCTATATTCTTGTAAAGTAAATGTTAATGTTATCTGTCTTCTTTGTGATCCTGTATATACTAATGGTGTATCAACTTTATATTGTGCCGATTCTGTGTTTCCACTACTTAGTATACCCGCTTGACCACCACCAACACCAGCTAATGAACCTATAGCATTTGTTAATTGAACAGCATCTTTCTTAGCAGTTGCAATTTTTTCCGATGCTCTACCCAACATTGTATCATAAGGTTCCCAATTATGGGTAATGGCTTCTTGTAAGTCTTCAAAACCTATGAATGACCATCTTGATAATAAACCACCTTTTTGTATGTTATTTGGATCTCTTGGATTCAAATTCTGTTGTTGAATTTGATAAGCGGCAATATTAATTCTTGTTATATCTTTTGCCGCACCTGTTCGTGGAAATTCTTGTTGAAAATTTATACCCATATTAATTACCCTAATCCATAAGATTTATTTAACCATAAAATGCTCATTGCTTCTATATCTTCTGGTGGTTCTGGTGGTGTTGTTTTTTCTTGTGTTGTTACAATTATTGGTTTTTCATTACCAGCCGTTACTGATTTACCTACTTTTTCCATACCTTTATTTATATTTTCACCAAGTGCCATTCTTGAATCTATTTCCTTTTTCTTTATTTGTGCTTTAGCTTTTGCCACATCACCAGCAGTATTTTTCATTTCTGTTGCTAATGTACTAACTCTATTCGGGACTTGATTATACCATTTTGAATTTTCCATTTCTTTGGCAGCTAATTCAGGATTACCTTGTTTCAATGCATCCCACATTTTTTGGAATTTTCTAACACCACCAGTACCCATATTATATCCCATATTAGTAAGAATATCTTTTTGTTTGCCAGAAAGTTTAACACCTTTTTGTTCTGCAATTTTTTCAATCCCCATTCTGGATTTCATTACACTGGCATTTAATTGTTTTTCCCATATCTCTTTTTTGGCTGCCGCATCTAAATTAGGTCTATATCCAAATTTCTTTCCGGCCAATTGAATTGCACCTTCTTTACCAATATTTTTATTTTTTGATATCAAGGTTCCAAACCCACCTGTCCAAAATCCTCTTGAATCTCTATATAAATCAGGTCTATAACCTTCATCTTTCTTTATACGATCAACAAGAGATTGGTTATTACCAGATCTTTTTAAAAATTCTTGATTAAGATGTGCTTCATCTTTTGGAATAAAAGCTGTTCCGGTAGATACCTCTTTACCAGCTTTATAATCCTTATACATCTTTTTAATATCATCAGGGGTCCATTTATATTTTTGACCTTCATCATAATTATATCTTACATATTTTCCATCAACATTAATAAGGTCACTGATTTTACCTTTACCGACTTCAAATTTAGCAAACATATCTGCTGCTGATGGTATATTTTGTCGTTCCTTTTCCGATTTAGCATTCTTAATGGCTTCCATCAATATTTGTTCTGATTCTTTTTCCCAATTTCCATATTTAAGAATACCTTGGAGTTGTTCTTTAGAATATTTTTGTAATGCTTGTGGTTTTAATATTTTATTAGCACCCCAATCATCAACACCAGCACCAGATTTAAATATACCCTTTATATCTTTCTTGGCTCTTTTCTTTGTGATTTGAGCTTTTCTCGATGATATATCTTCTTGAATATCCGTTATTTTTGATGTTTTTTTCTTTATATCAGAATCAATTCTACTTAATTGTCTTCTTTCTCTTCTTGATAAAGTACCTTCTTTCTGTTTCTTTATCAATTCTGATCTTTGATTTTCAAGATTAGTTATTTCCTGTTTTACACTGGCAATCTCTTTCTCGTCTTTTGCATTCTTTTCTTGTTTGTTCATAAAGAGTTTGCCAACAACAGGTATGTTTTTAATTTTATCACCAACCCACTTAACAACATTAGTGGTAAATTCACCTATTTTAGTAAACAATGAAACTATAGGATCAAACATACTTTTTGCTTTATCACCTATGAATGAAAATACAGAATCGACAGCTGATGCAATAGTCTGGTATATATTTACAAATATACCACCAATATATGAGACAATATTAGAAAAAATATCTATAATCTTATTAATCAATGGTGAAATATAATTATCATATACTGTCATTATGGTATCATAAATATCCTCAAAAAATCTTTTAATCATTATAAATGCTTCAGATAATTTACCAAAACCATATGCAGTTATTTCTTTCACTATTTCAAATGGTTTAAATACTACATCTGTGATAAAACCGACCCAAGATTCCCATTTTTCATATATCTTACTGCCCATATCATTTGTGCCAAATATTTTATCTGATAACCAACCCAATAACGATGTAAAAAGTTTTACTGGAAGTCCAAGTATACCAATAATAAGACTTTTAACACCATCTTTTACTTTACCAAGTATATCATTAGATTCTGATTGGGCAAATCCTTTTATAAAATCAAACACACCGAGAAGAATGGTAAGTGGCATAAAGAGTTTACCAAAAAGTTTTGATAAGGCCCCTATCTTGAATGATTTAATAACACTGAATATTTTAGATGTTTTTGTAAAATTACCAAGTTGTTTTAACCATCCGAATAACATTTCAAAAGGTTTGAATATTTTCGACAATCTAAACCCTTTAATTTTTGTAAATAATCCTTTCAAACCAGTGGCACCTAATATACCTTGAAACATACCAATAATATAATCTTTTACAGCAGAAAATACTCCACCCCCACCTTTCTTTTGTTTATTACGGGCATCAAGTCTGTCCTGTTCAAGATCATCCTGAATTTGAAATGAAAACATATCAAGCAACACATCAAGTGTCTTATAATTTGCATCTCTTATATCATGTAATATACCTTTTACATCTATATTAGTTGATAACATTTTATCCTGAGATACAACACTTTCTGATATTGTTTCTTTAATGTTTGATAGTTGTGATTGTGTCTCTTCAACCTTATTCTTTCCGGTAATAACATCTTTCATACTACCAACGGCTGTAAATAATAATTTGCCCATTGATCCAATAGGTGCCAAAGAACTTTTCACATCACCAAGAATATAATCAATATCGCTTGATATGCGTGATTGTATATCACCAAGATGTCTTGATTCTGCCATAGAACGCATCACAGGTGATATAATACCAACCATTTTACCAAAAATACTTTTCGTTTCTTTTGATTGATCTTCTACAGCTTTTGTTTGTTCTTTTACAGCTTCTGTCTGTTCTTCCACTTGTTCTTTTACTTCATCAAGTGCATTGCTCACAACTTTAGAGGCTTTTTCTGTTTGGCCTTCTAAATCATTAAATGCATTTTTAAGAATATCCATCATATCATCGTTTGATACTTGGATATCTTTAAAATCTGGCAATGCTTTCATTGTTGCCGTTATTTCTTTAAGAAAAGACTCAAGTGGTCTACCTGTATTCTTTGCTATTTCTGCATATCCTGCTATAAATTCTTCTGCTGTTACTTTCATAATAAAACCAAAACAAAAAGGGTATATAATTCAATACAGAACTATATACCCTTTAGACTTTACATCCTTTCGTTTGAACGAAGCGTGGTATTTATATATCACTAAATTCGTTTATTTCTGTTTTCAAATCTGTTAATACCATATTTACCAATAACACCCTTTCAAAATCTGGCATAAATAATGATTCTGAATAAGGTATATTACTGTATTTTGACAGATAATATTGTTCTGTCATTATTGAATCAAGTGTGGCACCTGATATTATCAGGTGCCTTAAAAGAAAAAACCTGTGAGTGGTATATCTTCTTCCTCACCTTTCCATCCACAAAATCTACATGATGGTTGATATTTAAACTTTACACCGTAATCAAATTTTTTATACCACTCATTAATATTATCGTAAATACTTTCACTTAGGTTATCCAATAATTCTTTTTTATCCTCTATAGATACATCTGTGATTTCACCAGTAGGTGTATAAAAAGTTTCCAGTTGTTCTATAGTAAGATTTGGAATACCATTCACCAACTTAATAGCCTCTTTTTGAATACCTCTTGTTGTATATTTCATATCCACAGACAATGCATCAGTAAGTTTAACTACTGGATCTATTTTCTCTGGATACGGAACGAACTCAAGTTCATCAAGATTTATATTATTGATCAATTCTGTTCTACATTTAGGACAGTCAATGTTAAATGTATAAGTATTACCTTTTGTAATTTTTCTGATTTCAACAATTAGTGTAAATCTATCTTGAATGGTAATATCATCAACATTGAACCATTCATCAACTACACACCCGGTAATAATATCATCAAGAATATCCTCGATGATAAATGGATCATTACCATCTTCATAGGATAATATCTTTTTCATTTGGCCTGTTGTGATTGGTTTAATCTCAACAGATTTACCTATACTTGGTAATTCTACTTTTTTTGAATACGGATTTAAAAATTGTATTAACTGATTTGACATATTTTATTCACCTTTTTATTTTAACGAATTATTTTTATTCGTATGTGTGCCACTGATATGCAAAAGTAACACTAAATTGTGCTATTTCTTTTGCACTGTAATCCAAAGTCATTTCACCAATATTTGTTGGAAATGCCATATGAAGTTTATAAGTCATAATCGGTTCTCCGGTTGTATGACTTAGATGTTCAAGTGTAATAGTCCACATATATTGTAGTGGTGATCCATGCATATTATCTCTTACTTCATGTGTAATATCATTCCATTTAAGAAAATCTCTACGAATATCATCTTCAATATCCACATTAAAATCAATGGTAAAATCGGAATACTCATTGGTTGTTCCAAGTTTGTATACATTACCTTGCCAGTTAGCTTCTGTTACACCCATCTGACTGGCTGGGAGTGAAGATGATCTCACAAGGTATCTTCCCTTTTCACCTGTATTGATATATGGGTTGTCTTCAAATGCAACATAGAATACATAACCTCTTGAAAAGTCATGATCTGTTTGATTTGAAATAAAACTTGCTAAATTAAACATTTATATTTCTCCTTACGTTTTTGATGTCAAACTACATCTAATATTATTTATATAAAAAAATGTTTTGACACCCAGTATATTAAAAATAAGGGAGAACAAAAGCTCTCCCTTATACATTCAATACGACAAATTATTAACCTTGATAGTTAATAACCTCCTGAGCTGCTTCCTCAAAAGTCATACCAGTTTTCATAGCTACGAATTGAAGAACGATAAATTCTGCAACTCTTGTAGGTTTAATGAAAATGGTACACCACAACTCATTTCTATCAATTCTTTCAGGTGTATTGTTTGTTTCATCACAAACCACCTTGAAATCGTAAATACCTCTACGTTGTTGAACATCTCTCAAGAATGGCTCAATCATTGTTACAAGTTGTGATCTTGTAATACGATCATTGAACTCAAACAAGAAGTATTTAGCAGCCGTAGAAATGGCTTTTTCAAGAACGATAAACAATCTACGAACATTAACTCTGTTAAATGCTGAAGATTTATCCAACATAGTTTTTTGACCCCATACAACCTTACCTTGACCAGCAAAAGATACGATAGGATTAATACCATCCTTATACAACATATCTCTATGACCAAGTTTAGGATTCCATGCCAAACGTCTAATACTTGTAAGAATGGCTCTATTAAGACCGGCTGGTGCCCACCATGGATCTCTCATATAATCGGTTTTTGCGTAAATTCCAGCAACATGACCTGCCATTGGAATCCAACGGTATTTACGATTATATTTATCATATACTTCACACCAGTTACCATAAAGTGCTGCATATGATGTATTTTCATTAAGATTATCCAACATATATGATGCAATACCTTTTCTCCATTCTGTAAGATCGGTAACTTCGTTACCACGATTATTTACAACGTGTTCTCTCTTACAATCAAGAATTGCCATAGCATCTTTACGTTTTTCACAGATATCAATCATATATTTTTTGATTTCTGTTTGTTTATCAGAATCAATAAAAATATTAACGTCAATATCTTCAGCATTGGCATAAAGATCAAGAGCCTGCATTTGAATGGCAGGATCAACATTAGATGTATCGGTCATATCAAGACCTGTTACATAATCTTTACCATTTGATCCTTGATCAAACTTTTCCCATACAGGTGTAACGGCCTTCCAAGGTTGATCAATCATTGTCTCATTAAGAGAAATTCTGATATAATCAGAAGCATTATTAATGATCGTTTCACAATATCTTGTTTGACCTTCACCATCGGTAGCCATAGGATCGGTTGAAACAAGCCATACTTCTCTTGTTTCATATGTTTTTTCACCTTGTGCAATATCCTGTACAATAATAACAAAATCTGTATCATCAACAAGTGGGGTATCAAGTTTCATCACATCAAAAAATGTTGCTTGATCCTCAAGACCTTGCCATTCTGGCTTTACATTATCATATTCATCATACGGATACCAAGGATCATTATAGATACCTGAAAGTGGGGTTGTATTAAGTCTATCGTAAGTTGTTTTATTTACGAAAGCAACTCTAATTTTATTACCCCATTCACCACGGGAGCTTGCGATCATCCACATATCGGATGCGTTTGTTACTGTTTCATCACCGAACTCATCAGGATCACCGAAATATGGATCATCCCTATTTCCGATATCTTGAAGTGTAAATGGTGTATCATATGGTGTAAAACCACTTGCACTTGGTGCTCCACCAGAAGCCGGAGCTCCTGAAACTGGATCAACCTGAACACCTGCGAATGTTGCTGACAAAGGCATAACCCTTGTACAATAGAAATTTCTACCATATTTAAGGAAACCAGCACCATTTAGAATATCTTCATAACAATATCTATTTGAAGTTGGCATTCCAAATCTTTTAACCAATTCATCCTCACTGGCGATGAAAGTGGTTTTCATTTCTGGTCCTTTATATGTATTTCTAAGAATTTCTACACCGATAGATGTTGCAACCGCAGGAATTGTTGTTGTTAAATCAATTTCTTGTACATCTACCAATGGACTTAAATAAAAAGGCATAATATTTTCTCCTTATGTTTGCCTATGTAAGCGTTTATTACATAGGACTTTTACCTAAATTCTTTAGTATAACCCATTATACCAATGTAACTCTTATATATTATATTTATATAAAAAAATGTTTTGGGTTTTACTATAATCTGTGTGCTTCAAACGCTGTGTAGTTAAAATTTACACCACAATCAAGGTTCACTGCACCATCACGATATGTCAACTGAACCTCATTAAGCAATGTTGGATATATGTTATATATCTTAATTTTCATAACTTCTCGGTCACTATTGTTAATAAATTTAAGTTCAGCATCAACTGCATAATCTTTATGGGAATGTTCTTTGCCCGTCATTGGATCATTTATAAATAAAATCCATTTATATAAAATATACCAGTTACAAAAATCAGAATCTACTGTAAAATTCACAAACCATGGATCGAATGTTGTTGGGGCCACAGCCATAGGAAATGATGCATTTTGCCATGCCGGTTCACTCGTTCCAACAGTCATTGACGGAATAACAGTCCCATGAATATTCAATGAGAATATATCCATATCTTTTGGTTTATCAACAACAGGTATTATTGGAAATATCAATTCATAATTACCTGCTAATGCTTTATTAAGATTTTGTATGGTACTCATTATATATCCTCTCTTTCCTCATATGTATATAATAATTTCAAATCATCATCATATAATGCACCAGACAATTCTTCTGATGTAACATCAAGAGGGAATTTTTCTGCTGATAATCCGGTATTTATCAATGTTACACAACTACCAGAAGGTGTTATCGGTGAATCACAAATACCATCAGGCTCTTTGAGAGAACCAATAATAAATTCTGTATATGCTTCTCTGATAATAGGATAATCGAATTTTGGTTGAAATAAATAACCTTCAACTGTAAAATCAAGATTCCATCTTAAATATCTCAATTCATCCGGCCCCATTGTAATAGGGTCATCCTTATTTGAACCATTATATATAACTTTAAGATCTAACTCTTCTACTGTTTTGCCATCTATATCAAGTTCTGGAATTTGAATTTTAATATTAAGATTTGGTGTAAAATATGGAAGTATTTGTTCCGTAATTTGAACAATATCCACCATATATTCTGCCAATATTTGAACTTGAAATACAAAGTTATAGGGTACAGGATTAACAAATCTTTCTTTTGATAATCTTCTATTACCAGATCTTTCATGAAATCCCGTTGTCGATGAATGCAATTTATTAACCATTCGTCCGGTGTCAATTTCTGCATCCACCATGTATATACCAATAATAGGCAATATTTTATCTCTGATTCTTTGACCAGAAGGATCAATTTTTTCTACCCAATACCAATTTTTTGACTTAGGAGCAAATTTTAATGGAACCTTCACAAAAGATAATAATTGTCCTGTTTCTGTATCATATCTACCAATTTTTATATCATTAAATATATCAAGAAACTGGACAATGATTTTTCTCATTACTTGATAGTAATATTGATAACCATCAAATATTCTATGTTCATGTCGTCTTATATCTGCACCCATTTAATTACCTTTCACATCATTTAATTCATCTATAGTATCCATGATTTGAATAAGATTTATTCTCATCATATGAATATTCTGTAATAATGAATTTCTGTATCCCTCATCAGGAACACCATTTGCATATTTCTCCATAGTATCAAGTGCTTTTATCACATCACTTGTAATATCAGTGAAATTTATGAGCATTGATTCGTCCGTATTAAGAAACTCTTTGATTTTATCAACAAGATCAATATAATTTTCTTCTGGTTTAAGTGGCCTCATATCATCACCAAAATAAATCTCTATATTTTATATCAAGAAAATTTTCATTTATGAGATAGTATTTATCACATTTTATCATTATTTCATTTCTTGATAATATTGCATCTTCAAAATCTGTAGATTTATATTTATTTACAGTATTTTTGAGAATTTTATTATATTCTTCTGGTTCCATAATTATCTTTTCTTTTCCATGAACTCGCATTAAAACATGAACACCACGTTCAAGATATACTGTTAAATCCGATATTGAAGGGCTCCATATATATTTAAATGATCTTGATCCTGTAACAAATACACCTTCTGATCTTACCTTCCATCCAAACTTCTTCTGAAATAAACTGTCAAGTTTATTGTGAATTTCTTTAGGTGTATCTGTAGGTTTTCTGTCTTTCCTTGGTGTTATTGTTTTTATAGTTGATATTGGTGGAAATGTGCCTCTATATACTGGCAAGGAATGTAATGGCCTACCATTTCTATCAAAATAATACTTGCAATCTTCTTGTATTTGATCCACAAGTTCATCAGATATATATGATTCATTCAATAATATTGATTTTATTTTATTCATGGAAGATCAAAAAGAGGATGACCATCTATGTATTTTGTATTCATAACATAATATTTTTTGCATTTTAATGATATCTCATTTCCTGATCTTAATGCGGCTTGTAAATCATCATCTTTATATGTTGATACGAGTTGTGGTAATATTTCATCAATATCTTTTCTATCTGTTTTCTCATAATGACCGTCGGGAGATGCATATAATATACCAAAATGTTCTAACTCAACTGTTAAATCCCTTATGTCCGGGCTCCATACATATTTGAATTTTCCTATAGGAAAGATATAATATAAATCACCATAAGCTGAAGATGGGGCATCACCAGAACAAAAGACGCCTTCTGATCTTACCTTCCATCCAAATTCTTTTTTAAACAGTTCGTCAAATTTATCATGTATTTCTTTAGGTGTATCAAGTGGTTTTCTATTTTTACGTGGTATGATGATATCATAGGTTCTTATTTTCCTCTTCATACGCCTATACATCGGATAATTTCTATTAATAAATCTACTCTCATAGAAATATTCGGCACATTCTTTTTTGATTTGTTTGATATCATCTATGGTAATATCTTTACTCTCAAATATAAACTGTTGTAATCTCATTATATACCACCAAATGATGCATTGATTTTTATGGAATTATTTGACTATTTGTAATCTCTACATTATCAGGGTCTTTTCCGGTAATACGTTTAAAAAAATCTGGATTATCAATAACTTTTACAATAATTTTATTACCTTTTTTGGATATGATTTTTCCTTTCCATACTTCTACATCATTAAATGTAAATTTAACTGTACCATCAACCATCAAATATTTTTCTATTAGTTGTTTATTCATTTTT